CTGCTGGGCGGTCATAGTCAGCGCGCGCACGATGGTGAAGGGGAGCGACTGGTCGCGGAGAGCCTGTATCCCGCGGCGGGGTCCGTCGACGTCCACACTCACTTTGACCAGGTCGCCCATGCGCCCGATTCTGAGGCCGTTTGCCACGGTTGGGCAAGACAGCGCATAACTACCCTGCGGCGGCGCGGACTCAGCGCAGTCCCGGGCTTCGCCCCCAGCGTCATCTCCGGCGCCGCTGCAACGTGCTTCGCACCGTCCTGGACCGCTTCGCGGTGACGGCTTTCACGCGCGTGAGCGCGTTGAGGACCGCACGAAGTGCCGGTTTTTGCACGATTCTGACAGAAGGCCTCAGAATCCCCGCGTGAGCAACCCAGCATTTCCGGAGCTGAGCCGCGCGCCCTCGCTGCGGACCAAGACCGCCACCATTGACCCCACGCTGCGCGATCCCATGGAGAACGGGATGCAGAGCACCCGCGCCAAGTTCACCCGGCGGCGGCGCAAGTGGCAGGTCACCATCGATTTTCTGACCAATGACGACTGGACCAGGCTCGAGACCTTCGTCCAGCAGGACGCAGTTTACGGCGCGCAGATCTTCACCTTCCAGGACAACCGCGATCCGCGCAACCCGGTGACGCTGCTGGTCCGCTTCGACCCCGTTCCCACCTACACCGACGCCGGCTATGTCGGCGCCGAGTTCCGCCAGAACGCCAGCTTCGGGATCTCGGAGGTCTGATGTCTACCCGGCCGCCGTTCTCCCTGCTCTCCGTCGTCGCCAACATCGAGCGCCACAAGCTCGCGTCCTCGGAGCCGTGGCTGCTGCTGATGGATCTCGCATGGCCTGGCACCGACCCGCTGACCGACACCCACCTGCGCCTGGTGCGCGACCTGAACCCCTGCACCTTCGACGCCAACGATGGCAACGGCCCGCAGACCTACACGCCGTTCAACTTCCAGATGGGCGACCTCAGCGTCAGCTCCAACGGCAGCGTGCCCGACTGCGAGGTCCAGGCCTCGAACGTGATGCGCGCGTTGCAGCAGACCATTGAGCAGTACGCCGGCGTCGTGGGCGCGGCGCTCGATCTCTACGCCGTCAACACCGCCAACCCCGCCGGCGAGCCCGACCTCACGCTGAGCTTCACCGTCAAACAGACCATCAGCGACGCCAAGCTGATCCACTTCAAACTGGGAGCTTCCAGCCCGCTGCGGAGATTGTTCCCGATCCACATGTACCGGCCGAACTTCTGCATCTGGCAGTACAACTCGCCAGACCTGCAGGCGCTTACCGCCGCGGCGATCACGGCCGGCCACCCGCTGGTGGATCCGCTGGGCGCGCAGTGCGGGTACATCGGCGCGCTGACCACCTGCAGCCACACCATCGACGGCGCCACCGGCTGCATCGCGCACAACAACCTGATCCGGATCGGGACGTTTCCCGGGATCGACACCAACGGCGCGGCCGTGGCGAGTGTCGCATGAGGAACCCCTGCTATCAGGACTTCAGCGACTATGCGGCCGAGGTCGCGAAGTGCCTACCGGCGCGGCTGTACGCGGACCTGGTTGGCAAGCCCTTTGCCGCGGGCGGACGCGGCCCGGATGTTTTCGACTGCGTCGGCCTGGCGGCGGAGATCCAGCGACGTCGCGGGCTGGCCGTTCCGGAGTTCTATTCGAGCGAGGCCGAGCTCCACCGCCAGATCGCGGCGGGCGGATTCCTCGCCGACTGCCAGCGCGTGCGCAAGCCGGAGCCGGGCTGCGTTGCGCTGCTCAAGATGGGTCTGCATGAGCATCACCTCGGCACGATGGTATCGCAGCACCGCATCCTCCACACCACGGCACAGACCCGCGGCGTGGTGGTCGAGTCCATCCTCGGGCCGCTGTTCAAAAACCGCATCCTCGGCTTTTATCTGCTGGCCAGCGAGCCGGCAAGTCAGCGAGTCAGCGAAAAACGCTTCGCGCCAGGCCTCGGCGCGTATTCCAACGGCGACGAGGGCGCCCGCCCATGATCACCATCGTCGAAGTCAAGAATCCGCTGCAGCCCTCGGCCGGCCGCACCACGCGGGAGATGGACTGGCACGGCGGCGAGCGCCTGGACAGCTTTCTGGTCCGGTGCGTCAGTCCGCGATCGGAGTTCGATCACATCACGGTCTCGCTCAACGGCCGCGTGTGGGAGCGCTCGCTGTGGGGCGAGCTGACTTTGAAGGACGGCGACTGCGTCGTCTGCGCGCCCCGGCTGGCGGGCGGAAGCCTGCTGCGCACGCTGGCCCAGGTTGGGGTGATGGCGGCCGCGGTGGCCGTGGGCGCAATTACCGGCGGCGCGGGCTTCGCTTTGATGGGACTCACCAGCGCGGCTACCGCGAGCCTGCTGGCCGGCGCGGTCTCGGTCGCGGGCAACCTGCTGATCTCCGCGTTCCTCAACAATCCCAGCAAAAAGTCCAGCTCGCCCAGCTACGCCTTCGATGGGCCGCAGTCGCTCGCGCAGTCGGGCACCGTCATCCCCAAAGGCTATGGGACGTTCCTCTCCGGCGGCAACATCGTCTCCAGCTTCGTCGACGTCGAGGGCGCCGATCAGTACATCAACGCGCTGGTGTGCTACGGCTACGGCCCGGCGCGCTCGATCACCGGGCTGCAGATCCAGGGCAAAGACATCGCCGAGTACGGGAACGTGAGCTACTACACCCGCCTCGGCAGCAATACTCAGACGCCCATCCCCGGCTTCAATCGCATTGTCAACGGCTACCCGCAGGACGCGCAGTGCCTCGCCGGCGTGCCTGTGATCGTGCCCGGCACCGGCGACCTTACCCAGGAGCTCCAGGTGGACGTCGTCTTCCCCGACGGCCTTTGGGTGCTGACCAATGACAACAACCTGATCCCCGCGACCATGACCTATCTGGTGGAGTATGCGCTCAACGGATCGACACCCGGCCCCTTTCCCGGCAACACCACAGCCGGGAGCACAACCGTCACGGGGGTCAACACCTTGCTGCTCACCGCCGGTCAGCCCATCTCGGGGGCGGGAATCCCGTCCGGGACGACGATTGCCCACGTCGGCACCGGCATAGGGATAGGCGCGGGTCCTTATGGCCCTTATGGGACGCTCATCCTCTCGGCTGCCGCCACCGTCACGGGAACCCCGAATTTGACCTGTACAGGGTATCCGGGCGGCCGGGAGGACTGGCAGCCGGCGCTCTACCCCGCCTCCACCGAGGACGTGGTCACCTACCACCTCGATGGGTCGCCCTATCCCTATCCCACCTGGTGCGCGATGGCCACCGACCTGGCGCCAGGCCTGGGCGTGGTCTACGCCACCGACAGCGGCTCGCATTATCCCGGCGAACCCTACGCCACCAGCGAGGGCGTTGAGGTCCTGAATCCGGATGGCACCACCTGGACCTACTCAAAGAACTGCACCGGCGAGTGGCAGCTCACCGTGCCCAACATCAACCTGGTCCTGGTGACCGGCTGGACCGCCGGCTACCAGAGCGCGACCTTCTGCCAGCAGACCGCGTGCTATCAGCGCACCACCATCTACATGCCGGCGGCGGGCAAATATGACGTGCGCATCACCAAGTACGGGTCCGCGCGCTGGGGCAGCCCTGGCGACATCTCGCCGGGGGACAACTGGTCGCCGCAAATCGGCCAGGACATCTGGGTGCACAACGTCAACGAGATCAGCCTGCTGGATCTCGCCTACCCCAATATGGTCCTGATTGGCGTGCGCGCACTGGCCACCGGGCAGATCTCCGGCGCCAACCTCAGCATCACCGCGCTGATTGAGTACGGCCTGCGGACGCTGGATAACAATGTGCTACCGGGAGCGTTACAAGCCTTCGAAGAGGACAACCCCGCCTGCGTCGCCGCGGACATGATGCTGGACGGCCTCTATGGCGGCGGCCAGTGGCCCGGCATCGTCGCCGCCAACATCGACCGCTTTATCGATGAGTGGGTCGCGTGGGCGGAGCTGAACGACGAGCTGGTCGACGACGGCAACGGCGGCAGCATCCGGCGCCACGTCTTCAACGGCGTCTTCGACAACGAGTCGAACCTGTGGGACCAGCTCAACGTGGTGGGGCGCATGTCGCGCGCGCAGCTCATCCCGCTGGGCCGCGACTACGGCGTCTTCCTCGACCAGGCCGATGTGCCGGTGCAGATCTTCACCATGGGCAACATCCTCGACGACAGCTTTAACGAGACCTGGATGGACATCGACGCGCGCGCCAACCAGGTCGAGATCCAGTTCGCCGACTCCACCCGCTACTACCGGCAGGATAACCCGCTGGTCTACATGGACCCAGCCAACCAGGATGCCGGCGTCGTCATCAAGAACGTGCGCGTCGACGGCAAGGGAATTACCGTGCCCGCGCAGGCCTGGCACCTGGCTCGCTTCAAAGAACGCTGCAACCAGTTTCTGCTGCGCACGGGCACGATCAAGTGCGACGTGGATGCGATCGCTTCGCGGCCCGGCAATGTCGTGATCCTGCAGCATGACGTGCCTGAATGGGGTTGGGGCGGCCGAACGTTGCCGGGTTCGACCGCTGCTTCCGTGCTGGTCGACCGCGACGATCTCCCCTTCGTCACTGGGACCAGCTACTCGCTGATTGTGCTCCTCGCCTCGGTGCAACGCTACGCCGGCACGGTGACCGCGGTCGCGCCAGTGATTGACGCCACCGGCGCCAACACCGGCACCCAGCTCACGCTCTCGAGCTTTGACAACGCCAACCGCGTCACCCGCGCCGTGGTTACGGCCGGCGCTGCCAGCTTCGACTCCCCGATCGTCAGTACAGGAGTGGGCCTGGTTGTCATCCAGCCGGTCGCGGGCTTTACGGCGGCGCCGGGCCAGAGCTATGAGCTCTTCGACACCGACGTGCTCGAAACCGCTACGGTGACCGGCATCTCGGCATCGGCTGGCCTTTCCGGTACGGGTGGCCTCAGCGTTGAACTCGGCACCCCGTTGTCGCAGGCGCCTGCAGACTATTCCACTTACTTTTATGGCCCGGCCGGCTCGCAGAAGCTGGTCCGCATCTTGACCATCCGCAAGGCTTCGGAGTTCCGCGCGAACATCGAGTGGATCGATTACAACCCGGACGTGTACGTGGATGCAACCCCCATCATCGGCGAAACCAGCGCGCAGAGCAGCAGCAACCCCGGCGTCACCAAGCTGACCGGCTTGCTGGTGCCGCAGTTGTCTGGGGGGGCTTTTATCCCCTTCGCCGCGCTGGCCTGGCAGAACGGGCCGGACACGGTCGGCGTGGGCATCTACGCGACCTACCTGAACCCCACCACCGGCGCGCCGGCCGGCAACCCGCAGATGGTCGCCCGGCTGAAGAGCAGCCCTACCTCCTGGCAGCAGCAGATGCAGGCGGGAACGGTGGTGGAGTATACGGTGGTCGGTTTCGACGTGAATAACGACTACGCGGGCTTCAACTCCGCGCCCACCGTCACCATCAGCGCAGTCGCAACCGTGGTGGCCTCGCCCCAGGCCGGCACCCTCTACCCCATTGGCACCGGCTCGCTGACCCAGGCGGCGTACCCGTCCGGCACGGCGACCATCATCTGCAACCCGTTTACCGCGCAGGTCGGGCAGCTCTCGCTTTCCATCTTTCCCGGCGGGGCAGTCTCCATCCCCAGCCTGCTGCAGCAGACCACCTACTACGTCTATTACATCGACTTTGCCAACGCGGGCGGAAACGTCACGCCCATCGCCACCACCAACATCGCGGACTTCCTGGGCAAGCCTGGCTATTGGCTCATCGATTCGATCGTCACCGGCTACGCCAGCGCCACGGCGCGCTACGTTCCCACCGTGCGCAGCATCAACGGCGGGGCCTACGTCTCCGCGTCGCCGGTTGGCAGTTATGTTGCGGCCATCGGTTCGGTCGCGGGCACCAGCGTCTATCCGCAGACGGCGACCTCCTCGACCAGCGCCACAGAGACATGGTCAGGCTTCCCGAGCCTCACCCTCGCCAGCGCTGTCACCCTCTACGTGGGTGCGGCCTATGGGATCACCCCGATCCCTTATGTCGCCGGAGGATCGGCGATGCCCGCCAGCATCGTGTGCAGCATCGGGGGGACGCCCACCACGCTCTTCAGCAGCAGCTCGGTCACGGGTCCGGCGACTTATACGGCGTCGGTGCCCGCAGGCACCAATCTGGACACCGTCAGCGTCACCTCGACGGTGTCGGGCGCCGGCGGCACCATCACGGCCGGCGCAACTGAGATCATCGGCGCCCTCTCGGTCACTCCGATTTACATCCAGTAGACCGCTTCGCGGCGAGTGCCGAAAGTACCGCTGCTTTGACGGTTTTCCCCGAATGCCGCTATCACCTTGGGCATGTCCACGCCGATCACCCTTACCGGCACCACCACTGTCGCCAGCACTACCGTCTCGGCGCTTTCCAGCACCAGGCGCCTTTTCCCGGGCCAGACGATCGCCGGCGCGGGCATCCCGGGCGGCGCGACCATCGTCTCCGTTTCCGGGGCCTCTCTCGTCCTCTCGGCCGCCGCCACGGCCGCCGCCACGGTCACGCTTACCGTCGCCCTGGTCGGCTTCACCGCATTCGTCGCCAACAACATTCAGGACGCCTCCGGACTTCCGCTGGCGGCGGGATCGCTGCTGGTGCAGCCGACGGACAACAACAACCTCCCCATCACCGCCAGCTCCGGCGGCGCGGGCGGCCAGATGGTGGTGGCGGCGGCGACCTTCCCGGTCGCGGCCGGGTCCATCGGCGCGGGCAATGTGGTTGCGGATACGGCGCTGACATTGCCAGCCAACATCTCGTTTCGCATCACGGTCCTCGACCCGCAAAGCCGCGTGCTGGCGGTTTACAAGGGCGTGCAGCCCACCGGCGCGACCTTCAACTTCGACACCTACACGCCCAACGTCCCGGCCCAGGCGCCGTATACCGTCGGGCTGCAAGGCGCGGCTGGATCGCCCGGATCGCCGGTCTTCGTCGACACAATCTCCGCGCTCACTTACCGGCTGGCTGTGGTCAGCGGCGCGCTCGGCCTGGTCCCGGCCAACGTGCTCGCAGACACGGTGACCGGCGATTGCTATGCCCTTGAAATTGTCAGCGGCGCCGCGACGCTCGTCTCCGTCGGGGCCACGCCTGGCGCTGCTTCCTCGCTCGGCTTCATCGATTCCGTCACCGGCCAACCCTACGCGCTCAGCGTGGTCAGCGGCGCCGAAACACTCACTTTGCTCTAGGAGACAAAAACATGAAGTTCCGCACCCTGTTGGCAGCAGCTTCACTTGCCCTGGCTTTATTCTTCGCGCCCGCAAACGCGCCGGCGCAGACGCGCACCTTTGTGACGCTGCCGAGCGTGCTGACATACTATGGCTCGACCTACTACAACGTGGGCGACCTGGTGACTTCGAGCAGCGTGACGTACATCTCGCTGGTGGCGAACAACCATGGCAACACACCGGCCTCGAGCCCGTCCGACTGGGCCGCGATCGGTGGCGGCGGCAGCGGCATCCCAACAACTCCTGTTGGAGCAGTGGTGCAAATCAACGGTGGTTCTGGTGCTGCGAATAGTGCCTCAAATCCCGCCCAGACTTTTTATGTGCAAAATCCTTCACCTGCGGAGGGTCAGCTTCCTCCGGCAGCGACGATCACTTCCAATTGCGCTGGGCTAGGCACAAATGCAGGCAATACGGGCACACTGGGGCAGGGTTGGACGGGGTGCAGCGGCTTGTCGTTCCAGTCAGTATTTGCCCAGCCCGGTATTGATGACAACATGGTGGGATTCACGCAGAAACCCGCTGATGGTGACACTGTAGATTTAGGTTACTGGTATGAAAATGTGTTCGGCGGTAATCTTGATGCTTCTTTTGAGGGCGCAATATCGCTTGCCACGTCTTTGCACCAAGACGGTTTCATATCGGGAGCGCTCGCCACAGGAGCAGGATCACAGCCTTCTAACATCACCATCACATCGCCTCACTGTACAGGATTCTGCCAGGAAGCCCATCTGGGTAATTATTTCAACCCAGACGGTATTGCGTTAGACGCTCAAACTGCGGGCAGTACGCTAACACTGACTGGATTTGGCAGAGCAAACAATTCGATGTATTACACGGTTACCGGCTATTCGGGGGCTTCGTCCAGCGCTTACGGCAACATCGTGCAGAGCACTTGCACCGGCGCGGGCGCGTGGTCTGGGAGCACCAGTTATTCAACCACCCAGTGGGTCACTGCGGGTGGCGGCGGCTACGTGAGCGTGGTCAACTCCAATTTGAACGTGAATCCGTCTCCAAATGGAGTAGGCAACAGTCAGTGGAGCGCGACGGTAAATTACGGCGTCGGTGCGGTGGTGTTTTATGCCCCCCCAGGAGACTCTTCAATTGGCAATATGTGGGTCAGTAATTCGGCAAACAACCTTGGAAACAATCCCAATACGTCTTCTGCGTGGACGTTGTACTGGGTCCCAGTTGGCTTCTATCAGCAGCCGATGACGACAACCTGCAACGTGGCTTTAGCCAGCGAATCAGGTAATTTTTCGACCACAGGTCATGCAGCGATCGCTGGGCCGTCTCAAGACGAAGTAGTTGTTACCGCTTACGGCTCTCCGTCAAGCTCGACCGGGGCACCGGCTTATTCTGGTGTGACAGCCTACAGAATGGGGGATGCGGTCGTAGCGTCTGGTCAGGTTTACGTGAGCTTGGTGAACAGCAACTATGGCAATACGCCATCCTCATCCCCATCTGATTGGCAGTCCACCAGCACACAGTCAGTGACTTTCATCACGCGGAGAACATGGGACAATTCAAACGGGAATGATGACCCAGCTCTAATTATGCAGGGTGGCCCGGTTGGACAAGCTCTGGTGGCGTCCGGCACCATCCACAACCCGATTCAATCCACAGACTGGCCAGTGTCCTATCAGGTGCTCGGCTACGTCGGCGGCAAGCTATTTTTCGACAATTGCCTCGGAGGTTCCTGCACAGGATTAAATAGTAACAACTTCATTCCAGTTGCAATTACGGCCAATATCCCGAACGGCGGTACCTTGAGTTGCAGCGCGGGAACGACTCAACTAGCGTTGAACTCCCCTGTGTATCAAGGCATCTTGGCGTTCTTTCCAGTTGGCAAAGGCGTGACTATTTCAGGAGCCGGCGTTTCTGGATATAACGGAACTTACACTGTTTTGACCAACACCACCGACCTCTATAACCCGGTCATCACATGGGCGCAGACCTGCCCCGGATCATCTACCACAACATTCACCTTGTCTCAGCCGAATCCGCAGGCCGTTCTTTACCCGATGGCATTTGAGATAGGAACGAATAACGGGACGCAAAACTCCGTGCAGTTGGGTACCAATTCCCTTACGACCGCAGCTAACGATTTGATTGTTGCCGCTCCATCTTCCCAAGTTGCGGTGACAGGGGTGAGAAATAGAGTTGGGGTAACCACTCCGAACCAGTATACGACTGGCTATCAAGTCATCAACGATGGGCCACAACCTACTGCCTACGATTTGGATATTGAGAATCCCCCTGGCGGCAATCCTACTTGGACAAATCCTCAAAGCATCCTTATCGACGGCAGCTACCAGAATTATTTCGATCTGGGTTACCGGCCTGCCTATGGTGGGGATATTATCTACGTAAATGGGGGCGATCCGATAGCAGGGGCAACGGGCGTTCCTTACGGCCTTTTCCATGACCACCAGACTGGACAAGGGTTCACCATTGACCCAACGAATGGCAACCTGGCCATTGACGACAATCGGCTCTATATCGGCACCCTGAAAAGTAACATCTGGCTGGAATACACTGCGCCGGGCGGTGTTAGAACTTTGAATTTGAATGGTGGTGCAATCAATATCCCCGGAACGACGACTCCGCTGGAATTCAATGGCGACACCGGGCTTTCGCGTGACTCTGCTGGAGTGGTGGACGTGGGCAATGGCACTGCGGCGGATAAGAGTGGGTCGATGAAGATGACCAACCTAACCGTCACCGGAACCTGCACTGGTTGCGGCAGCGGCATCCCCTCGCAGACTCCTACCTTTACACCCTACACAGGGGGCACCGCCGCGTGCGCGACCGGATTCCATTGCTCATCGCTAGGAGGAACAATCCTTATCACAGCACCGGGAGGAGGAATCCCCGCTGGAGGGTTTGTAACCATATCGTGGCCAACCGCGATTGTTGGAAACTTCTCTTGCATTGCTACTGAAGACTTCGCAATCAACACTGGAGTGATTACACAACACTACATCGGTGTATACACCCTCACATCTACATCAGTAATAATTGATGGCCAAGTTGCACTGGCAGGAACTTACGCTGTCGGAATCTCTTACCAATGTTTTGCTAACTGATTTTTACCCAGCGTAATAAACCATGAAAATGCCTCCCTTGTTTTGGGAGGCATTTTCTTTGCTGCAATAGCTGGTAGGCTATTTCTTTTTGCCGGTTGCGTGCGGGACTTGTGGCTGGATTTGAGAAGTCTGGAGTTGAGTCTCCTCATCCTGCACAGGAGCAAGTTCGGTGATGCCAAAGGTGTTGTATCGCTTGCCTTCCGCCTTTGTGTTCTTGATCAATTCAAAATACTTTCCAACGTAGCCATCGGTGGCATGGCGATCTCGGCGCCGGGCGGTACGTTGAACACCGGAGACGTGCTCACCTACACGTGTATCGCATATTGGTAAAACGTGGAAGCGCGTGGCCCCGAAAACCCGCCATTTTGACCCTTTTCCGGCGCACGCGGTAACACTAGCGTGCCGGAATCCGTGCCCCTGCGGCACGTGCGCGGACGGCCCTCCCCATCGAGGCTCCGCGCCCCGGTCCACTTT